CCGCGCGCGACCATATCCGTTGCGCGGCTTGCGCGGCGGTTATCGTCAGGCGCGGCTCTTCCGCGACGACGGCGGCAGTCCGGCGGCGAAGCTCTTTGATCGGCGAGAGCAACGGCGGCTTGCCCAAGCCGAGCGCCAGCCATCGCGCGTCGACGTCGAGCGCGACGCTTATCTCGACGATGCTGCGCGTCCGATGGACGCCGCGTTCGATCAGGCTAACCATGGCGGGGGAAATGCCGGCGCGACGCGCCAGTTCGTCTTGCGTGAAGCCTTGCGCCTCGCGGGCCGCGCGAAGGCGGGCGCCGAGAGGATAACGACCGGGCTTGTAATTCATGGATGCTGACTCCTTGCGCTTGCTGTTCGACCTTTTGCGGACCGCGCTTATTCACAGTCTCGATATTTATTTTCAAAAAATCTATCCCTGTTCGCACGACTGTCAAAGCGAGAATTTATCGATATCCGATTGAATGTATTAACGTCTTCGTAAGGAAAGCAGGTCTTTCCGGCGCCGTCCATTGTCCCTTACTCTGAACCCGGATCGGGCGTCGGCTCTTTCGGTCTCCGGCGTCCGGTCCGCTGTAGAATGCGGCTGAAACATTGCCGCATGGGATCGAGCCTCTTGCGCGGCTCGATCACTAGAGCCGCCGCCGGTTTGTCCCTTCTTTCCCCAAGGAAGGGCGCGTTCGCCCAGAACGTCCCCCAGAACTGGCGGCGGTCTTTTTCCCTGTTCAAAAATCGACGCTCTTGACGTCGGAAAAGCGATAGCGCAGTTTAAGGCACGATCCAATTAATGCCGGAATTGAGAACCGCCGCGCCCGAAAGGGCCGGCGGTTTTTCGTTATGGGGACCGCAAAATGGACGGCTTGGAATATCGGACAAGGAGTCCGCGAACCGGCGAGCTAGTCGTCGAGCAAACCTATATCGAGCGCGACGCGGTCTCGGATCAGAGCTTTACCTTCGTCGCGTCGAGCAACGCCGTCGACCGGTACGGCGACGTGATCGAGCAAGACTGGATTCTCGACGACTATTGGAAAAACCCGGTCTTGCTCTTCGCGCATCAAACCCGCGCGTTGCCGGTCGGCCGCGTGACCTCCTTCAACGTCACGCCGGATCGCTCCCGGACGCTCGCCGAGATCGCCTTCGTCCCGGACGATCTCGCGAACGAAGACACCAAATATCTCGCGACGCTCGTCCGCCATAAATTCCTGAACGCCGTTTCGGTCGGCTTCATTCCCGGCGAAGAGACCGACCGGCGCGACCCGGCGACCGGGGCATGGCTCGGCTATGTCTATCGGAAGAACAAGCTCGTCGAGCTATCGCTCGTCACCGTCCCGGCGAATCAAGACGCCGTGCAAGTTCAACTGGAAGCGCGCGCGCTCGGCTTGAGCGAAGAGCGGCTCCGCAATCTCCTTTCTCCCGACAGGAAGCCGGCCGCGTCCGGCTTATCGGCTTCGCGTCGGCGCGCGCTACAGGCGGATATCGAGTTGCTCCGTCTCCGCTCCCGCGATTTTGACCGGCGACACGGTCACGCCAGCTAGGGAAGACCCGAAATGTCGAAGCTCTCCGCAAAGATCGTTGCTCTCCGCAAGACGCGGGGCGATACGGTCGCCAATTACGAGACCCTGATCTCGAAGGCGCTCGACGAAGATCGCGACTTGAGCGCCGAAGAGACGGCGACCCGCGAGGCGCTCCGCGTCGAACTGGCGCGGATCGACGCCGAGCTTGACCGGCTCGAAGCCGACGAGCGCGCGCTCTCTCTCCGCGCCGTCCGCGTCGAACCCGGCCGCGAAGATCGCGAAGTCCCGGTCGAGATCGTCGCCACGGTCGACGACAAGGGCCGGCGCAAATACGGCAATCCCGTCATGGACGCCTATCGCGGCGCCGGCTTTACCCGCATGGCGATTGCGATCTCCGTCGCGGGCGTCTGGAATGCGGCTTCCTATGCCGAATCCCGATGGGGCGACAAGTCTTTCGCCGCGCTCGTCCATCGCGCCGCCGTGGCGCCGATCAACTCGACGGAAGCGGTCGGGGCCGGCGGCGGCGGCGCTCTCGTCACGATCCTGCAAATGCAGTCGGAATTTATCGACATGCTCCGGCCGGCGCTCATCCTGCCGCGCTTGCCGAACGTCCGGCATCTCGAATTCCTGAATAACGGATCGATCCGAATCCCGAAGCAAACCGGCGGCGTCGTCGGCGGTTACATCGGCGAGGGCCAGTCGATCCCGGTCAACCGGCTGACGTTCGGGCAACTGAACCTGACGCCGTCGAAGCTCGCCGTGATCGTCCCGCAGACGAATGAATTCCTTCGCCGGTCCGACCCGTCGAGCGAGCAACTCGTCCAAAACGACATGATCGAGGGGACGGCGGCGACCATCGACGGGTTCTTCTTCTCGGCGACGGCGGCGGGCAACAATCCCGCCGGAATCCTTCTCGGCGTCGCGCATAACGTCGCGGGCGATATCGGCCTCGCGGCGACCGTGTCGGAAGTCACCGACGCGCTCCGCGCCATGGTCGGCGCGCTCATCAATGCGAACGTCCGCATGATCGCGCCGGCTTGGATCATGCATCCCCGGACGAAGCTCTATCTGCAATTGCTGCGGACGGTCCCCGGCGAGTTCTTCGGCTTCAAGGCGGAACTCGATCAGGGGCTCTTGCTCGGCTATCCCGTGATCACGTCGACGAGCCTTTCGCTCTCCTTCGGCGGGACGGCGGGCGATGCGCCTTACGCGTTGATCGACTGCGCCGAGCTTCTCTTCGCCGAAGACATGGGACCGGTTATCGACGCCTCGCAGGAAGCGTCGATTCAGTCCGATAGCGCTCCGGCGACGCCGCCGGCCGCGCCGTACTACTCGGCGTTTCAGAATGACATGACCTTCATGCGGATTCGCATGTCGCATACCTGGGCGCGCCGCCGCGACGAAGCCGTTACCTGGGCGGTCTCGAAAGTCTGAACCCCGGACGGAGAGCGGCTTCGCCCGGCCGCTCTCCGCTCTCTCATGAAAGGGCCGTCATGCCTCGCTATCTCGCTATGCAACCGCTCGAATTCTGCGGCGAAGTTCACAAGCAAAACGACTATATCGACGTCGCCGATCAGCCGAGCGACGCCGAAGCGCGCGAGATCGAGCGGCTCGTCGCCCGCCGCGCGCTTCGCCGCGAGACGCCGGAGCCGTCGCCCGTCGCGCGCGACCGTGCCATGGAAGGCGAGCCGAACCGGCAACGCGGCTATAAGACGCGCAGCAAATGAAGCTTTCCCAGCTTCCGGGGAGCTTGCTCCGCGCGCTCCGCATTCGCGAGCCGCTCCCGATCCCCGGCGCGTCGTCCTACATGACGATGGTATGGCCGGACAACGCCTTTCAACTCGGATCGGCGCCGCCGGGCTATAACTTCGCGCTCTCGAATTCGGCGGTCTTCGCCGCCATTGATCGCATCTCGTCGGATATCGCGAAGATTCCGCTGCGCCATTGGAAGCGCCGGGCGGACGGCGGGCGGGACGAGATCGTCAATTCGCAAATCGTCCAAGTCTGGCGGAAGCCGAACCCGCATCAAACGCAGTTCGACGTGATCAAGGCGCTCGTCGCGTCTCAGCTATACCGGGGCAACGGCTATATCTATTCGACCTTGAACGGCCGGAATCAGGTCGTCGAGATGTATCCGCTCGCGTCCGACAAATGCATTCCCTACGTGTATCGGAGCGAAGTCTTCTATCGGCTCGCCGTCGATCAGCTTGCGGATATCCAGGTCTCCGAAATGGTCCCGGCGCGCTACATCCTGCATCACCGGATGCTGACTTACGGAAGCGGCATTCTCGGAATGTCGCCGCTCGTCGCCGCCGCCGCCTCGATCTCGACCGGGACCAATATCCAGAACTACGGCGCGAGCTTCTTCGGCAATGCCGCGCGACCCTCCGGCTATCTGACGACCGCGAACAAGCTCGACCGCCAGAAGGCGGAAGAGATCGGCAAACGCTGGCGCGACAATTACGCCGGATCGTCGAACGCCGGGAAGACCGCCGTTCTGGAGCAAGGGCTCGAATATAAGCAAGTCGTCTTGACCGCCGTCGATTCCCAAATGATCGAGCAACTGAAATATACGACCGACGACGTCGCCCGCGTCTTCCAGCTTCCCGGACCCCTGATCGGCGATATCTCGACGCTCGCGGCGCGCGGCGTGGAAAGCCTCATGCGGGTTTACTACTCGCTTTGCCTCGGCGCGCATTTCGAATCCCTGCAAGCCCGGATCAACGCCTTCTTCGAACTCGATACGACGAAGGAGTTCGTCGAGTTCGACACGGACGAGCTTTTCAAGACCGATCTCGATATCCGGACGACGTCCTGGGCCAAGGCGGTTCAAGGCGGACTCGCGACGCCGAACGAAGGGCGCGCCGCCGCCTTCTATTTCAATCCCGTCGAAGGCGGGGATCAGGTCTTCATGCAGCAACAGATGATCCCCCTGACGATGCTCGGTCACGTCTCGCTCCCGCCGGGCGTCGCGCCGCCGCCGGGGACTCCTTCTCCTGACGAAGTGAAGAGCGCGCTCGCGGCCGAAGCGCGCCGGAGGTTAGCGCGATGGGCAGCATGACGACGGCGAACGACGTCGCGCGGGACTTCTTCGACGCGGTCGAGCCGATGCTTCTCGAAATGCGGAAGGAGATTCGCCAGGAGATGCGCGAGCGCTTGGACAAGTTCGAAGCCGAGATTCGCGGCAAGCTCGCGGAGAAGGCGACGCAAGTCGCGCAAATCGGCATGATCCATAACTTCGTCCAAGGGCTGGTCTATTGGGGCAATACGCTCGTCACGCATCGCGGCGGTCTCTGGCAAGCGCTCAATAACACCGATCAGGAGCCGGGCGAGGGGACGGACTGGCGGCTGATCGCGAACGGCCTCGCCGATATCTCCGGCTTCATGGACGAGAACGACCCGCGCTTGCTGACGCTGGCGCATCGGCTGGCGGGCGGCTCGACGATCAATCTCGAAGTCCGCCTTCCGCTCCCCCTGCATCGCGGGACGTTCGAAGCCGGGACCGCTTACGAAGCCGGCGACGAAGTCGCATGGAACCGGTCGACATGGCGCGCCGTCCGCTCGACGACGAGCGAGCCGCCTTCGGCCGACTGGCAACTCGTCGCCAAAGCCGGCGAGCGCGGCAAGCGCGGCGCGGGGGCGCCGTCATGACCGCTTGGGACTATTGGGGCCGAAGCGGGCGATGGGGCCGGCCGGCGCCGTCGAGCTACCGCTTGACGCTGATCGAGAAGCCGACCGAACAACCGATCAGCTTCGAGCAAGCTTGCGATCATCTGCGGCTCGGCGACCCGGCGAGCGCCGAAGCCGTCGCGCAACAAGCCATGATCGAGCGGATGATCCGGTCGGCGGTCGGCGAGGTTCAACGCTATTGCGATCTCGCCGTCCTGACTCAGAAATGGCGGCTCGTCGCCGAGACCATGGTCTCGCCTTACATGCTCCCCAAGGCGCCGTTGCAGTCCGTCGACAAGGTCACGGCCGACGACGGGACCGTCGCCGATCCCGCGAGCTACAGCGTCGTTCTCGACGAGCGGCTTCCCGGCTTGCTCGTCGGCGCGACCGGTCCCGTCGTCGAGTTTACCGCCGGCTGGGAGACCGCCGCCGACGTCCCCGACGAGCTCGTTCAAGCGATGCTTCTCATGATCGGAACGTGGTTCATGAACCGGGAATCCGCGCAACCCTTCACCTTGACGATGATCCCCGGCGTCGGCGTGACCGAGCTTCTCGATCCCTTCCGGCTTGAGGTTATCGCATGACCTCGAAGCAAATGCCGGGCGCGGGCGAGCGGAACAACCTGATCAGCTACTACCGGCCGGACGTAGGGCCGGACGGCGAGCCGGTCAAAGACGAATATGGCCAGCCGCTCGGAACCTATAGCTTCGTCGCCAAGGCATGGGCCGACGTGAAGCCGGCGACGACGCGGGAATACACGGCGAGCCGCCAGACGCAAGCCGCGATAGACGCGATCATCATGGCGCCGTACCGGACCGATATCGGCGCGACGTGGATCGTCGTCTATGACGGACAGACATACGATATCCAAAGCATCGCGCAGATTGGCTACCGCGAAGGCGTCCAGATACTGGCGCGGGCGCGGCAAGCATGACCGTGACCGTCAACGTCAGCGGCTTGAAGGAGCTACAGGCGACGCTCTCGAAGCTCCCCGCCAAGTTGCAGGAGCGCGCCGGCAATCGCTCCGTTAGCGCGGCGGCGAAAGTGATTCAGGACGAAGTGAAGGCGCGGGCGCCGATCCGCGAAGTCCCCGCCGGCACCGGGCCGGGCAAGCGGATAACGGCGGGCAAGCCGAAGCTTCGCTTCCCCGGCAACCTCCGCAAGCGCGTCATTCGGCGCAAGGTCTCGAAGCGCGGCGACAGCCGCGTTCATTACATCATCGGCTTCGCGCAGGCGGCTTGGTACGGCCGGCTCGTCGAGATGGGGACGAAGACCGCCGCGCCGCATCCCTTCATGCGGCCGGCAATCGACGCCAAGGGCAACGCCTCAATCGATAAATTCCGCGACGAGCTTGGCGGTCAAATCGACGCGGCAGTAAAGGCGTCGCAATAATGGCCGTCGATCTCTCTTACGATCTCGAATTGCAGGTCCGGGCCTTCCTGCTCGCGATTCCGGCCGTGACCGATATCGTCGGCGAGCGGATTTTCCCCGCGCCCGCGCCGCAGAACACGGCCTCGCCGTTCGTCACCTTCTCGCGCATCACCGCCGACCGGAATTACACGATCTATGGTCCGGACAAGCTGACGGGCGGGCTCCTGCAAATCGACTGCTGGTCGGACGCGCCGGAGTATCAGGGAAGCTACCGGATCGCGAAGTCGCTCGGGATCGCCGTCCGGCAAGCCTTGCACGGCTTTCGCGGGATGATGGGCGCGCTCCGGATTCAGGAGACGACCATAGAAGCCGAGCGCGACATTTTCGAGGCGCAAGACCATACGCGCCGCGTCTCCTTCGATTTCCGCTTCTGGTACGACGAAGACGGAAGCGATATCGGTCCGACGCCGCCGATCTATGCCGGACCGCTCGACAAAGTCCCCGGCGCGATCTTCGGCTATTCGACGCGCAAGCTCCGCAACGCCTACGGCGGCGCGGCGAACCAAATCCGCCGCGCGAGCGATCCGAACTCGACGACGCTCGGCGTCGGCTTCGCGAGCGATGGAAGTTACGACGCCGCCGCCGCCGACGCATGGCTCGGCGCCGAAGCCGGCTTCGTCGTCGGCTGGGGCGATCAGTCCGACCATACGCTCGGGACCGCATGGCAGCTTACGACCGCCAATCAACCGAGCTTCCCGAAGGTCTCCGGCGCCTACGAGACCCGCTTCGCGCCGCATGGTCCGCAAGCCTTGAACGCGCCCGACAACGCGAACCTTTCCGGGCTCTTCGCGGCCGGCGGCTATCTTCTCGCCGCCGTCGATA